TAATTACTGCGAAACCACCTCGAAATAATCATTCTCCAGAGTAGCACCCTTTGTGAAAAGACTCGCAAACGTTTGTGCAGAAATAACACCATCGTATTTCTCCGCCGAAAAAGAGGCAATCAAAATATACCCTACAGGGAGCATGTCGTCGATGTCGTCCAGATCAATTCCGTATTGAACGGCAATGCTACTCTGATTGTCTGCGGTAATAGTAATACCTTTCATCATGATCTCCTTACATGATTTCGGCAGCTTTTTGTAGCATGCCAAAAGTTTGGTAGTAGTTTTGGTCGAATGGGGCACTCCAGAGAAGTTGGCCGTACCCATCGAGGTTCTCGTAGGCAACAACTAAGACATGACCCTGTAGAACTCTTGGCGAGTTCGGATCAAATCCATCAATCTCATCTGGGTCAAGCATGTCGGTTGCTATCTCAGGGTAGTCTGACAATAACTCCACTAGCTTCTCGTGGAACTCTTTCCGTCGTTCATTGTATTCTCGCAAATCCATTATAGCTCTCTTTCTTGTTGAGTGCCTCCAGCAGGGCTCGAACCTGCGACCAACGGATTAAAAGTCCGATGCTCTACCGACTGAGCTATAGAGGCCAAAAAAAACATAGCCTTTGATGCGATCGCCGGCTACATTTTTTAGGCAAGAGCAACCCAGTCTAAGAAGTCGTCGATGCCATCGCTCCAGGTCCAGTGTGGTAGATGCTGCCATCTTGGATCGTGGATGTTGAATGTGTCAGTAAAGACAATTGGATGCCACTGCTCTCTACCATCGATGATCGGTGCGTCATCTAACAGAACACTAGCAGTCACCATTGATTTAACTGGAGCCATGATGACTTTGTTATACAGGTCTGGAAAGTTCCTCTCGATCCACGCCATCTTATCGTTTCGACATGAGATGTTCGTATCGAGCGGTTTGGTGCACACCCATACGTCAAAGTGTTTCTCCAGATCCTTAACACCTTCTTGTGCACCAGGAGTAACTGGTAAATTTCGGAAGAATGATGACTTGTCGATCATCAGACGGACAAGCGCCTTATCTTTTTCGTTTACCATGTTCTCTGTCATGAAGTATTTTCGCTTTGGATCATCCAAGTTAGCAATGTCGAGTTCTACACCAAAAGCGATACAGAACTCCCATAATGCTAAATCAAATCCAGCGAGTGGTCCGTCCATGTCAAGAAGGAGTGTTGGTTTTGAGGTCATTCTGTTTCCTTTGATTTGCCTTTGAGCTTATCGGTGATCCACCAATAAAACTCAACAAAAAGTAGTATGAGTGTGTCGCCCATAAAATCTCCTAGTTAAGTCCATGGGCTTTTGCGTACGCCGAATATCCACGAACAGAGGATCCTTCATCTGGACTGTGAATGAAACACCCCGGTTCATCATTGTACTGAACGATGCGGTCACACCCTGCCTCTTCGCACTCGTGCGGAAACAGACCCCAGTGCTTTGAGCACCAAAGGATCTTGTCGACAGTGTATCCAAGCTCGTCAAATCCTGCGTTCTCGATACACCCAGGGTAAATACAAAGCCGATGATTCATGATTACTCCTTTACAATTGTGTTGGTGATACTGCTTTGATTCCTAGACTTTCATACATCTTGCGCATGTTTTCGTTGTTGTCAATTGCCATCTCAACATGCTCTCGATCGAGAAGCTTTTGTGCAATAATCTTCTTATGCACAAGCGTCTCTGATGTTGATGAGGGATTCAAATATAACCGATTGTATGAGACGTTGTTCTTCTCAAGCGCGGCGCTCGTTGCTTCCTCATCGGACTTTGGTCGTCCCGTGATAATGTAAATATCATGAGACGTCTTTCTTGCATTCACATAATCAATGGTCTTTTGAATGGGTCGATCTCCGTTCAAGAGTGTACCATCAATATCGACAATGATAACAGGCATTGTCTCTCCTTTCTTTGGAGCCGAATGCAGGACTCGAACCTGCGACCTATCGCTTACAAGGCGATTGCTCTACCAACTGAGCTAATCCGGCATTCAGCAGTTTTACATCATGCTGAGGATGTATTACCTCCAACCCCTTGGAGAATTTGTCGTGAAGAACTACCCTTGGGCGCGAATCGGGTAATCCTTGCACGAACGGACGAACCGGTAAATGTCCAACAGGTCGCCAGCATCCATCGTGGCCATCTCGACGGAGATTTTCTCTCGAATCGATTCCGGCTTTGGATTGATCTGGTTCAGATCGTTCGTGAGGTTGTCGACGAAGTTCTGGGCGTCGATCAAACTGCACTGAGTGCTGTTCTTGACCATCTTGATGAACAGGGCCCTACTGGAGATCTCGATCTTGTTGGACCCCGGATCTCGCTCGACTCGCACCGAGCTATCGTGATTGCTGATCTGAAACAACAGCATTATTATCTCCTTTGATTAGTTTTTGATGGTACGTATACGTACCTTGGTTCTTGTCGAGCCTCTTCCAACAATTCAATGTTGACTTTTATATCGCGCAAGATATTTTTGTAACTGTATATCTCCTGTTCGGAGAGAAACTTGTGGTTTACAATGTCATCTAGCATGGTTTCAATGTCGTCCAAATTGCGTACAAGGCGGTTGATTTGACGGTCGAGCCGATATTCTTTATCGGTATGCATTTTGTGCCTTTCGGTAGATTAGTGGAAGTTTAGCGATACTGTATCTTCATATCAATATATATTTAAGTTGGGTTCAGTTTCTTTCCAATGAGTTTTTCGTGGCGTGTCTCAAGCCTATTAATTAGAGTACTAGACGGCCCACGTGATCCACTACTGATAAGTCATTGTACTTCACTTCATTTAACGCTCGCTGTGACAGTGCGAGACGCCCAACCTAAAAGTGTGTAATCCTGTGCCACTTAGCTTCTGCAGTGGTATTGTTGATGAGATTTTCCCACAGGCTACTGCTGCAACAGTAGACGATATAGTTTGCAGACTATACCATCGCTCGGCGATTCCCGATTTCACGGTATCTCCTATATAGGGCTCCTATATAATCCAGCACATATGCCTTTGCCTTACCTGTGGTACTCAGTGGACGTTTAGGGAATTGAACCCATGCAGATGTGTTCTTTGACTCGCCCATGGGGGTATGGTTGGGTTTGTCCATCTGTCGCCTGATAACGTCCGTGTGTACGTTTTTAAGGAGAACGTACAAACTCCTATAGTTGGTTTACTTAGTACGCTTAACCACGTGAAACCGTAACCGTGTGCGCCTTCGCTGTATTTACTCTCCAGCCAGATGAGAGGGTTGTATCCATAAGGAACGACTGCCATTACAACCATAGGTTCGTCCCGAGCAGTTTAACCTCCTACTCAGGAGGGTCTTAGTCGTCCAGATGCGCTTGATGATTACTTCAGTCATTGAGCATCTCCGGGCCGCTCGGAATGTAGATCATGTGATCTGCCATACCTTGAGAAACCGCGTTAGGAACGACAATGTTTGCTTCGCCGATCAACTCATTCAGTGTCATTGGAGTCAGAAACTCCACAATGGTGAGACCATCAATGCAGATTCGCATCAGACAGGTTCCATCCTCATTGTCGTCAATACTAATAAACTTCTTCATTGCTCTCCTTTTTGTGTGTGATTATGGATAAAGAGAAAGGGCCAGTTGGTGATCAACCTTCTTCCTCCCGGGCACTGGCAAGTCCCGATCCTTACATTTGTATACCGCCTAGGTATCGCGGTTGTTGCATGCTGCTGCAGACAGCTTGTATGTAGGCCTAGCAACAGACCTGTGCGTGAACTAAGCGCATTGATTCCATGACCGCCACGCTGACCATGAAATATCTTATGAACCTGCTTGCAAACAGGTCCAAGTGCGGACATCCCATCCGAAGACGGGAACGCTCTGAGCCTAACCTCTCTTTAACGTCGCTCAGACGACGGAGAACTGGCGGATATCCCTATGTAGTGCCATCATCCCGAGTGCTGCCGTGCGCTCGTTCGTGGACGGAAATAACCCTTACCGACACTTGGCCAGTTTCTCATTCTGCTCAGCTGGGCATCAACAAAGCGGCTTCCTGCAGCCGCAACTTGTTGAGTTCGGCCTCAGTCTGCTTGATCTTCAAGCGCAGATTCTTCTGCTCCGCCTTCTTCTTGTCGATTGCCTTGTTCTTGGTCTCCAACTTCTTCTTTTCTGCTGCCGGAACCTTGGGGTACAAGATCAGGGCGTTGTTGAGCAGCTCAGCCATCATCAATCCGGTGATCTGCATCTGCTCCATCATGATGGCCTCAGCCTCCTTCGTCAAGAAGAAGCCCAGCTGTTTCGTCTCCTGATCCGGAGTCATCGGGATGTACTTCCTGCCCATTATGATTACCCTTTCGTGGTTTGTTTGAGGAAAAAAAAAGATAGACCTCAACAAAACGTGCGGTGACGAGACGTGGATGTCTCTTATTATGCAACGTAAGTTGGGTCTATCTTTCATTATAACAGCTGTAATTTTTGCGAGGTTTCACATAGGCGTATGTTGCGCCGAATGAGTCGACGTTGTCGTTCACTCTTACCGCCCCATATACCATAGACGTCGCCATTCTCAAGTGCATAGTTTAAACACTGCTCTTGAACGTGGCACATACTGCAAACGGCCTTCGCTCTCGTTACTGTCTTGTTTTCCCCACGCTTTGGAAAGAATAAGTCAAGCATCCCCTTGCACTTCGCTTCTTCTTTCCAAGTCAGTTCTTCGTAACTCTCAAATTTTCTTGGCTCAATGATGTCGACCATAATTCTCCTTTAAGTGAAGCGTAGGCTGTGCGGTGTCGCCCGCCATTTAACCAAACCCAAAGATATACTTTCGCTACAAGAGCGGTAGTTTGGCACCTACAGAACATCACTCGCTCAGATATGCGTCCCACTCTTCGGTGTAGTTCATGAATTCCTTCTCGAACACCTTCGGCGAATATGCTCGATAGTTCTCATCCATCTTTGTCACCCACCAGCCGATGTAGGCCTTTCTGATGTTCGGGACAAGCCTCCGGTCGATGGCAATCCACTTCTCGCCATCCTTCTCCTTCAACTCACCGAGCACACCAGCGATCTGCTCGATGTTGTCGTAACTAATCTGAACCGCTTCAACGCTGAACGGCTTTCGGATAAATCGGTCAAACTGCATATTGTTTCCTTTGATAGTTAATTATTGTTGTTACCAGTCTGCGCAAATATCACATTTTGGCACTCTGAGCAGCGTATCCTCATTTAGAGGAAACTCTTTTCTTCCGCACCAACAATATGTATTACGCAGTTTTATTGATCTGTGTTTTCTCAACCGATCAATAAATCTTTTCATGTCACTCGACTTCGGTCAAGTCAAGCGTCAATTGATCGTCGTTTCCATTGTCGGAGATAACAAAGTTGTATGCCTTGGTGTAGACATCCAAATATGTTTCATCTGCTTCAGCATTGTATGTCACCTCATAGTATGTACCATCAGGCATGACGGTGTTTACTAGAGCTTTCCAATTCTTCAATGTGTAACAGAACCAGACAATGTAAATGCTATCTAAAGTGAGTTCAGGAACGTTCTCCAAACGAAAGTCGTTAAAGAAGTTCATAACTCTAATTCTTGCGGTCAGTTGATGGTCATGCATTCGGATCTCCAACTGCCACGGTAGGGTGAACGTCATTAATACCCATATCTCGCTCGGAGAGTAGGTAGTAAGTTTTTCCACCATCAGTCGAGAATGCTTCTGGATTCCTTGCGGACTGCCACATCGATAATTCCTTACCGATCATGGCTCCAACATTCATCCATTCGTCGGGGCTGTCTGTCAGCGGACTAATGTTCTGGTAGTACACAACCTTTGTGAGATTATTCATAATCTCAATAAAGTTGTCGCCTACATCCAAAACGTCACTGATTGCAGCAACAGCATCCAAATATAGCTGAACGGTCTTCTTATCCTTGCCGAGCATCATCAGTTCTGCTCGAGCGTGTTCCATTCTGTTCATGCTTTAGCCATACTCCATCCTGTGATTACGCCAATTAATGTAATGACTGACCCGATAACTAGTTGCAGCATCACTCCTCCCCTCGGCTGTACTTCCGCTCAAGGTCATCTTCTCGAACGGTCACGTACAAAGACTTCAAATATGCCTTGACGCCCGTCTTTGCTCCAACAGCCCAGTGATACGGTGTGACAATCAAGTCTGCCTTTTCGATGTCTGCCCAATCAAGAGTTTCAATGGACTGTTCGTCAAGTCGAGTCCGAGCCGTGGAGGTCATCATGACCACTGTTGGCGGACGGTTCTTGTAGGAGACCTTGACCGGCAAATATGGCGTAGGCTCGTCACCCTCCTCTCGAGGCTTTAGGTACTTGATGTTCCACCCATCCTTCTCCATTAGGCGGGCATTCTTTACGTCAAGAATAACAGAGAATTCCCTGTCGCCTGCCGCATTAAACTGCCCTTCGACGCCGCTGAAATTCTTAAATATCATCTGGGCATCTTCAATGGTTACTGTGGTTTTTTCGTTAGCCATTAATTCTCCTTTTTTGTGATTCTTTATTAGCTCGACGCTTCGGAGCGATGTACTCTTTCACATCAAGTTCTGTTCGATAGACGATCAATGCTTTGGCAATGATGTCTGGTCGGCCTACAATTTCATACTCATCGACATACGTTGTCGCTACTTGAATTGCTTCCTCGTCCTCGTGGACAAGAAAGCCAATGGTCACTGCAGTGCATAATTTATTTAAATTAAGCTTTGTAGCATCCGCCCACGCGCCATCTGCCGCTTCTGCATGATCCTTCCAAATAACGTAGATGACAGGATACTTCACCGTCGTTCCTTTCGGAGTAATGTTTCTCTTGATTAGTGATTAAAAAAGAAAAACTGAATGACATGTTTCATATCTTCATTATAGCAGATGTTTAATGTGCGAGTCACTCAACAAATCGATGGAATGATCCGTAATAGTCGATCGCGTCGAATGCGTCGTGGCGAAGGTGGTCGAAATATGACATGTCAACGTCGAGTGGGTCCCGACCTAATGCCATTTGTCGCTCAATCCATCGGTAGCCTTTTGTTCCCGTGACTGCATACTTCTTACCATCTTTGATCCGCCAAAGAGCAGCGCCATTCGACAAGACAGGAACAAAACTACCTGTTCGCCCAACGTGCGTCATCTCCTTAACGTCTGTCTCCATGGATTCGTCTGAGAAATCGAGGTACATAGCACCCTGCGTGACGCTCCTCGTTTCGCACAAGTCGTCAAATGTAATCTCCTCTCCCGTAAAGAGAGATTTGAACACATATGGATGTTGGAATTGTGCCCCGACGGCCGTCCATTGATAATGATCGTCCGTAGTCGAGTGATTTCCCGGGACGAACGTTTTAGCAATATATACAGCATCATTAATGAGACAAAATTTGTCATACGTGCCCTCGTGCTCAAAATCATATCCATAGGACTTACCGAACTGCATAACAAAGTCAATGATCTCTGGTGTGGCGTCCGGGATCTTAATCGAGTCCGTCTTAATATGTGCAACGGTGAAGCCACGCTTCTGAACCTCGTGCTTCAAGTCAATCATAAATAGTGCACCACGCTTTGCCACAATATTGTCAATGTTTCGATTATCTCTAAACGGATTGCTGAATCGTGCGCTCGTCAATCCATAGACAATGTTAATGACAATCTTTAGAGCGTAAGAGAGACCCTCTGCGTTTGTAGCGTTTCCGTCTAAATATCGAGCAAGTTTTCCATTCAACATCTGAGCTGCTCGCTCATACTCTTTATGCTTAATAGCCAAACGAGCTTCCTTCAGCTCAGAAAAGCGCTTGGTATAGGGACCAAAGAGATTGAGTTGCTCGATTGATGTCGGATGCATACTTGCAACGTCAAGCAACGCAACTTGCTCATAGATGCCTGGTTCTGCATAGACGTAGCCGCCTTCTCCAACAACCTCTCCACGATATAGACTTTCTTTGCCATCAAACTTATAACCCTTAAACTGCTCAGCAAGATTTGTGTAGACAAAACTCTTTTGAGGGTATTTGTCATCACCAAATATAATCTTTGCTGTGTGTTGCTGGGTCGTATGATTGATGCTAAGCCCGGAAATATCAGAAAGAATTGCTCGGGCAATATAGTCTTGGCGTCTATTTGCGAAGACGGCTTCTGTGGCGACAACGTCATTGACGCAGTACTCAATAACCAAAGGCCAAAGATCTTCTTTGACTGGTTCTTCCCAGGGAATATCCAATTCCATGTGATGAATACCAAGTTCGATCTGGAACTTCTTCAAGCCCTGCTTCTTGCTGCTGAAGTCGTAAATATCAGCATAAGAAAGATTGAACGCCTCGCCGAAGAGTGCGCTTTCATTGTTGTTAATGATTCTCTGACTTAAGCGGTACAATTCTTCGTTTGAGTACCCAAGGAATCTTGCGTACAAAATATGATTGTCGTAGCGCCTATTGTTAAATCCAACAAGACGAAGCTGGAACAGTTGCTCTACTTCTTGTGGAGTAGGATTAAGCATCTTTACAACTTCAGGTTTGTCTTGGTACTTCCAACACACGACAAAGAGGTTAGGATATACCTCAACGTCATAAAATACTATCGGTAGTTCACTGTTGTCAGCTGGTGTCTCCATCGCATCATCGCTCACGAAGTGCATCTTCTGCACAAGCTTAATGCAAGCCGGAGCTTGATTCGTGCTGCCCGCAGCAAATGAGAGAATCCTGCCTCGAAGATCACGAACATCATAGTGCAAGCCATCCATGTACGCATCCTCAAGGATCTTATGAATAAAATCAACGCTTGGTTTGGTGCCAGGATGAATCTCTTTCCGAAGATTTCGTTCAATAAGTTCTCGTAGACTTTTCTCTGTCTGCAGTCTTTTATTATCAATCATTGACTTCTCCTTTTTCGGGAGACCACTTGTTATCGTGGAAATATCGAGCGTGTTGCATTTGGTCAGTTTTCGTCGTAACGAACTGTCACCAAGTAATGTTTTAACCTCAATTCCAACGTCGTATGCCGAAGAAAGTTCTCGGACATCTCCCGGGTAAATATAATGCAGATGTAGGCCAGATCCACTTTTACTCAATTCAGAGTATGTTGGTGGCCATAATGCTGCGGCGGCAAGATTTCGTGAAATATCTTTGTTGCCATCTTCATCGGTCAAGTCGAAGTCGATGACGATGTGATGCTCAGGCACTTTAACAAAGTGAAGCTTTCTCGTATCTAGATCTGAGAGACTCGTGGTAACCTTTTCCCATTTTCGGCCAGGAGCACCAGAATCTTTCCCATACTGAGCAGGCTGATCCAAATATAAACGGTCGAAAACTGATGCGTGATCGCCGACTTCAATTTGGTAACTGTCGTGTGCTTTGTATGGGCTAGGAGGTGTCAGATCCTTGAAGCCATGATAGTAACTACGTACCATTACACCGTCCATTTCAAAACGATCGCTAAAATAATCAAAGTAGTTTCTCAGTTCCTCACGAAACTTGTATTGTGGAAGAAGTTTATCGATTCCTGTCTCACTGCAATACTCTTTGTAGAGTTCGTAGGCTTGCTTTAACGATGTTCCATTCTGACGCTTAAAGGTGTCAAAATATGACTCGATAAAGTTGTAGAATACATCTGTCTGCAGCATCATCTCTAATGGTTTGTAGGAATTATAATAATTCTTACCCATCAGATGGTACCTTGTCAAACACTTATGTGCAATTGCGCCGAATTCAAACTCGATCTGCTGCATGAGAATATGATACCGATCGGATTCGATTTTGGCGCCGCTTGGATGTACGTCGATTAACCTTCGAATGATTCCAGATTTGGCGTCGGAGATTTTTACCGGTTGATTAGTACCCATGAAAAGAAAAGCGTTGACTCTTGCTGTGTAGCTTGGTTTGTACTTTTCGTTCATCGTCATCTCCTCATGTGAGATGATCGAGTTCAATTTGGTATTGTCGTCAATCTTCGACAAGTCGCCATCGTGTTGAATCGCAATCAATGGGTTCGTTCGAAACACCTCTGTTGCAAATGCATTATTAGTGCTTCCGAGCGCCTTTGCGTCAAACGTGGCAACATAACCATCAAACATCTTTTGGATGATGTTAAGGATTGTTGACTTACCACTTCCAGCAGGGCCGTAGAACACAAGAAACTTTTGAATCTTCTTGGAGTCTCCAGATATAACGGCGCCAATCGCCCACTCAATCTTTCCGCGCTCTTCTTCAGAATATAACACACTTAGCAGCTCATCCCAGGCTGCTGTGTTACCACTCTCTAAAGAATATGGTAAACGCTTAGACGCATAGTCAGTCTTTTTGACCTCAGTGTTTGCAAATATCAACGTCTCGTCAAGAGCGTGGGAATTATCGCTGATGTTTTGCATGTAGGCTCTAAACGTTGACCACACTTTGGTGTTAAAGGACTTGAGATTCATGACTGGGTAGTCAAGACCGTGCTGCTCTTTTTGCTCAATCCTATGTCGGTGTAGATCTTCATCAACAAGTCGTTGAACGTCATACTCGTCGGTCGACCAAAGACCCTTCTTTTCGTCCCAGATTGCATAGAATGCCCGACCACGAACCATAAGATCTTTTGATCGACCGATTGTCCAATCAGGAAACCACTTAGGAACTCCGTTTTTTGGTTCTGTTTGACTAATTTGATAGAAATCCAAAGTGCCTCCTTTCAGTATATATCATTCTCATAAATATACGCATGAAACTGATACCAGATTTCTACTTCTTGCTGATTTTGTATTGGATACTTTAGTGGAAAGAATCCACCTTTTCCATTTTGGTGATATGTTCTCGTAAGAAAAATATCAATTGTTTTGTTTACTTTTTTTGAAATTCCAGACCTGGCATCGTTCATTTGAGAAAGTCCAATGTTCTCAAGAAATATCCAAAACCACTCTCTTGCGGGGATGCTTGTATTGAATTCAGCTCTTCTTGATAATCCAATTAAAAACTCAAGAATCGAGCACTCAAGATCCAACCAATACGCATCAACATTCAAGGCATAGTTTCTCAAAAATTCCTTCCGGATGTCCAACCCATCCTGCGCTCTATTGTCGTCTCCTTGAATATACCATAGAAACTCTATACTATGGAGTTCTCGAAGCAACTTATAGAACGTCAGGGATGGGGTTGGAACATCCACGGAAGCAACTTTGTGGTAGAGCCAGTTGAAATATAACTCTTCGACCGGCTCATTCATGTCAGCGGTCTCGGAACTTTAGGACCGAGTGTTGCAGCTCGGTCTCCTCGAGTCCGATCACCTCAGTCTCAAAGGAACCGGAGTGTCGAAGAATTTCATACTCTTTTCGGAGTTTCTCATTTCTTACGTAAACAACGTTTTGGTCCTTCGAGCCATGACCCCACTTAAGTGGACCTGTGACTGCGGGCCAGTTGTAAACAGGCGTATCTATAATGTCAGCCATTATGTCGTCGCCTTCGTAATACGTGAGTGTCTCCTGCTTGAACCCCATTTCTTCGCCGATGTATTCATCAACGTGTAGAATATAAGGTTCTTCGTTCGATCGATTGTTGAGCTCCTGCTCGTAATCCCAGCCATCATCATTCTTGAAAATGTTGATGACTACTTCTTCTTCAGGCTGCTCATACATTTCAATCTCATACTCTTCGGTTTCCTCTACCGGTTCGTTAGTTTCTTTTTCAGCGGGAATAACGATTTCGTTTTTTCCACGCTTCTTGTAGAATCGATAGGCAAATCCGATAATGCCGATGGCGACCACCCCAGCGATTACTGAGGTGGCCTTGCCATTGATCCGCTCTTCCATGATGTTCTCCTTGGTTAGATTTTATCAAATATGACACCATCGACATTGAAGTCGAGAATGATGTTTCGCTCCAAACCATTGACAAACCGTGCCGACTTCTGGTTGTACAGCCCAAAGTCAATGTAGTTGTCGCCTTTTTCGTCTAACACCCAACCAACTACAGCTCCAGCAGTTGAACGCTCGAGCCCCAAAGCATCGTACGCCTCGTTAAGAAACACATGGCCTCTAGCGTGCAATAGATCGTTGAGATAGTTTTGCTGGGCAAGGACATAGAGCTTGTTCAGCTCTGCATTCTTTGTGTACTGGATGCTGCCCTCGTCAAATATCCGTGCATAAGCCGAATACTTGTTTGGATCTACAACCATGATGTCGTGGCTTTTACCCTCAACCATCACTTTCTCAATGGCTGTGGCATGATACACTTCGAGCTCTTTGTCCTCACCGAACTCCGAACGGACTCGATCTCGATAGTTATCATAGGCCTTTGACACTGCAGCGTAAGCGGCGGTAACAGCGGTATTTCGTTTGGTCAACTGAACATGAGACCCAGTAAGACAACCAATAGAAATAGCGCCAAGAGCCACTGACGGAGCATACAGCTTGACGATGGCCATGGTGTTCTTGCTGTAGACATAGGCAAGATCTTTTTGGTATTGACCTTTTCTATGCTTCAGATCTTGCTTGACGTCGGAGATTTCGGCCTCCGCCTCATCGAGAACCTCCGGCAACTTGAGAGTTGCTCTACTAGCAAGCACCGCCGTTCCGACAACACCAACGACGCCGGCCGCAAATAGAATATGCGGAGATTGTTTGTTCAGGATAAGTCCCAATCTTCCGATTTTTTGTGTAATTGCGGTAGGTAGTTTCATACTTAGTCCTTTCACAACGGATTTGCTGCGGGAAGATCAATAACATAGCCTTCCCGAATTTGTCGAACGCCAACGTAGCCAAGGTCGGCCCATCCCCAAATATGATCGACATGCGACGACGGAAGACCGACCAGCTCATAGAAGTCTGCGATGCTTACAGAATCATACTGATCTAGAATATCCTTCATTCGCTCAACGACGATATCCGCTTCGTTTCGAGACGAGAGAATAACGTCGCCAACAGTCTGTCGTCTTGACGGACCATAGTGCGGAGGCTGATGAGGCAGCATAGCCCCTTGCTGACGATTATATGTCCTGTCAATTGGAGAATTATAGCTTACTCTCGGACGATGGACGTCAACTGGTCCTCTACGTCGAGCAGCGGGTGAGTCGCCATAGATGGCTCTTCGAGCACCGCTTTCGATCGTATCAACGAGCATATTCTTCATTGCCGGCAGAAGTACATCCCCCGCAACGTAGCGTGCTACACTTCTCATGTCGCCTCCGAAGAAATCCTTGAGTCGAGCGCCAACAGACTTCTTTCTTTTAATGACCTCGCCGGTTGTGACTTTTTCAATCTTTTTTTCCGGCTTTGGTTTTTGCTTTGGCTCTTGACTTTTATTGCTGTTGCCTGGAAAATCCATCATGCCCTTTCCATTTGTGCTATGATTTCCTTTGCGACTCCAATTGTTTCCTTAACCTCATCAAATTCTTTGGTTACTTGACCCTTTACAGCTTCAATAAGAAGCCCCGCCAAAAACCAACTAGCTACTGGAACAGAGATTCGACCGACAATTCCTGTTGGTCGAGCCGTTTGCTTAACTGCTGACTCAACAAGAATTGTGACGCCAATTGCTGCAGTGAACTGTGTGATCTTCTTTGCGACTTCGAAAAAATCTAAAGCCATTGTTATTAATCCTTTCGGTTAGATGGTCTTTCACTATAGGCGTTGTTAAAGTTGCGATTAAGCGGCAGGAGGAGGGGGAGGCGGAAGTCCAGGAGTTCCTTCAATACGAGCCTTCTCAATGGCCTCGCCAAGATCCCTAGGCACGATACTCTGGATGAAACTGGCAGCGGCCTTATCATCTGTGGCAAGTTCCATGAAGAGCGAGTCATAAGCCAAAGACTGAGCGAACTCTTCTCTCAGTTCGTCACTCTTAATGAAGCGCTTTCCATCCAAAGACTTCTGACCGTAGGCCAGCAACACAAGTTTCTTGAATTCTGCCACAAGACTCTTGGTGTCGTTGGCTTTAACGATATCCTGAAGTGTATCGGCCAAACCTTTTTCGTACTGGACCTCGAGTTCGATCAACTCGGACTTACTGAGATTGAAGTAGAATTCCTCCTCAATCGGATTGCCTTCAAAGTCCTCATACTTAATTGTTCGCTTGAGCATTGCTATTCCTTTCAGTGTTCTAGTAGTAGTGCTTTGAGAAGGATTAAATAATTAATCGCATCTCCAATTTTTTCATCCCATACAGACATGTCATACGCATCATGCGATTTAACCATGTCAAATATAGAGACAATGTGCTTGGCCATCATTCCTGCAAGTGCCTCCATCTCGCTTTCAGCCTGCAGTGCTGCGGCCACCTTGAAGTTGTGGAGTCGATCCTGATCAGTAGCGTATTCAGCTCCTTTTCGAAATAACGTCTTTTGACATTGTTCGACCTGAGCTTTAAATATCTCCTGAAACTCTTTTTCATTCATCAAAACACCTTTACATAATTGTACTCAAATGCTAGACAAGGCCTTCCTTCATTCAATAGCGAGGTAAAACTAATGTCAAGCATCCGATCGGATGACCATCCAGAATATGAGCTGGAGGACGTTTGAGGAAGCCCAATCAAATAGTAGAAGTCACTAACCGTGGCTTCCATCTGACTAATCAATTGTGCATTAATTGCGTTTTGAGCCTTTCGAATAAGCTCGATATCACCTTGGAAATATCGACCTGTGTGCATCTCGTAGCAGAGCACGTTATCGCCAGCTATAACAACGGTGTTTCCCAAAGACGTGCTGTTCACTCTGTCTTGGGCAATTTCGTCCCGAAGCTTTTTCTCTTTCTTATCACCAAGAGTTTCAACGACTTTTTCTTTGTACTCAGCGAATGCTTTTTCCGTCAAAGAATATGCAGCAGTAAGCGCGGCAGTCCTTCGACTATTGATTCTGCTTGAGCCAACAATTGCTAGAGTTGTTGCGGCCGCTGTCAAACCCGTAGGAATATGATACTTCCAATAGGTTTTTGCTATTTCTTTTGCAGACAGTGGGCGATGTTCTCTGATTTCTTGGTCGAACACGTCTCGCATCATTTTTACTGTTCCACGAACGGCAAAATATGTAGTTCCAGCAAGACCAACAACACCAGATCCCGTCAAGATCTTTGACGAGTTGTTTCTGGTAAAGACTTCGACTGTCTGTAGTACTTGTTTTGCTTTACTCAAAATCAGTCCATTCCCAGTTTGGATCATTTTGCTCAGGCTTTCTTTGAAGCATAGATATGATTAACATCACCGATACGGAGCCTAGCCCTATAAAAAAGAGCAGACCCCCAACGTAGGACATTGCGTCAAACATTTTCACTTTCGCATCTCCCTAACAAAAATCCAAATAAGCCAGAAACCACCCGTAAAAATAGTGGCGAAGATATCGCCCAAAAACTTCATTAGTCCATAAGGCTTTGTGCTCATGATTGCTCCTTTGTTGATTAGAAAAAAAAACATATGAGAAGTCGTGGGTTTACCATCCAACGAAAATGGTAATTTAGCGGTTTAGCTCCCGCACCAGATAGGTAGGTCTTTCACCTACACATTCGTGTCTTATCCACTTCTCATTATAGGGCCTGTTGTTTTTGCGAGGTTTTTTCAAAAATTCAACCCGGGAAAATTTTTGAAAAATGATAACGCTTTCTTTAGCGTCTAAATGGTTTCATTATAGTGCCTGTAATTTCTGCGAGAAAAAAAAATAGCGTATGATTGAAAAACGAAAGCCCCTGAAATATCTGGATGATACTTCAGGGGCTCCGTTTTCACTTGACCTTCGGTATGAAGTTCTGAGCCTTACTGGCGAATACATGCTTCTGTTCGTACATGACGATGACAAGAACGCTGCCTAAAGTGCCCAGAAGCGCGAGGATGGCGTCGGCGGAGGGCCTGAAGCGGGGCTTCAAGTTGTCCAACCGGACGTACATCTCTACGGTTTTGTGGTACTCTTCGGAAGTCGGTTCCATCATTGTCAGTTCTACGAGCAGTCGCTCTTTCTCCGCTTTGATGTGCTTTCGGTTCATAATTCCTTTCGGGGTAGTGGTTTCATTATAGCAGCAGTTATTACTGCGACTACGAGTTAACCACTTTAAAGGATATCGCTTTCTTCGCTTGAAGATCTGCCGGATCCCCGTTCAGCTCAAGAGAATATAGCTTTGTGCCATCCTCTTTTTCGCTGTCGAAAACAACCATCTGCCCGTCATAAGCGGCATCGCTCTTAAAATATGCTTTTGTTGACGTACGAAGTAGAACGCCAAGGAACGTTGCAATAGCAGTAATTGTTCCAACAATCTGCTGAGCGTGCGGTAAATTCCAGATTCCCGAAAGTCCTAAATATAATGTCGCCGATGCCGGAAGAAGTAACTGAACAATCGTCTTGAGCCAGTTATATGCCTTGTCGCTCAACAATGGTGTTTTACCCATTATGTTTCATCCTTTTTGTTTGTTGTTTCTGGAGCAGTAATTGGAAGTTTAGACACTTCACTCATGATTCGCTCTACGATTCCGTTACCACCTAGTTCAATATATGGATCGTATAAATACTTTTTTAATTCCTCATACTGATCAGTTTCAATGTAGCCTTTTCGAATTGCACGCAAACCTTGTGTTACAATCTTATCGTGCGCAAGTCCCATGAGAAGTTTTGTCGTAGCACTTGTTCGCTCACGTCTATGTGCCATGTATGTCCAAAAACCAGAAGATGCACCAAAAGTAGTAATAGCTACAAGAAATACTGTAAAAATGTTTGGATTGCTATACTGCATCATAATGCCTTTAGTGTTGGATATGAGAAAGAACCAGTTTCGTCTTGGACTTCAACATTTTCAATTACTCGCATTTTTTGAGAAACACCATAATTACCAACCACGTATACAATATCGCCAACGATATAGTCTTTTCTGTACGCGTATCGAGAATTCTTGGAGATTGTCGCCTCCATCAGAACTTGCGATTTGTTTTTCGCGTACAGTTCGGTTGCTTCTTGTGTGATTGCCGCCTGCTGAAATGCAGCTTGCGCTAATGTGCCAGGTACCTGTGTAACTTTTGTTACATCCACATAGCCTGTTTTATTACTCCAGCCAGTTAAAGGTGTTGATGGAAAGTAATTGGTAAGCTCAATATAGTACGTTGAACCGTTGATGCAATTTACTTCAGTTTTATTAGACCACAAATATCTTGCATCTTGAATGTCCCCAGCGTCATAGAAGAATGTAACGCTTGCCGATCGATCTGTCCCAACATGAATATATAGTGCCATTTTCAAAGCATTTGGATCATTTACAGAATCATAATGATGAATGAACGCGCCGTTTTTGTCTCGCATTGGTCGTTCAAATCGCATACCAAGATCCACACTTCCTAAAATATCAAGTATTGCGGCGTGAAGGTTGCTTCCTTTTTTAAAAGACCTTTGAATCGCTGATGCAGCTGGAATCGTGCTATCTAAAATATTAGAGACATTAGGAACCACGTTGTTTGAAGTTAAGTTCGATCCTGTTAAATATGAGTTCAAAAGATAAAGAGCCATCGCCGATGGATTAGCATTTAGCTGAATGTCGTTAGATTCTTTAGTTGTTTGATTGAATGCGGTAGTTCCGGCGTTGCTAATAATCCGTTTTTCAAGAAAAGAGTCTAGACTTCTTCCAGTTATTTCTAATTTTGGTGAAGATCCTAAATGTTCAGAAATTTCGTGATTCTCAACAATCATTACTTCTGGAGTATCAAGATGTGATACCAATGTTCCTAAAGCAAGTTGTGCTCTTATCTTTGGTGTCGGATCACATACAATTTTAAACTCTCCTGGCTCTAAAAATCGTTCAACCCATAGCACGCTATCAACGTCCGTGACAATTCCACCATTTGTATAGTTTGTGGTGTATGTTGATGGATCAAGAGTGATCACGTCCATTACAACCCCCAATAAGTTTTATTATGACTAATGGTACCAAATGTCCATGTTGGAGAAGCTAAGCTTGTATAGACACTACCGCTTACGGTCTGCATATCAACAGTAAAAGTTGTTGAACCAGGAAAAAGAATCGGCCAGGTTGATCCACTTGCTATCTTATCAAGTAGTGATGTTTTTGTACCACTTCTCGTTACATACAGATCTTTTTTATTTTCGATTGAGACCATAGTAAGAACATCATTGAGAAGAAAACTATAAATAACGGTGAAGTACCAATATGGAGTAGCAGCAGTTCCTTTATAAAACTTAACAAGCGCAAGCGTTTGCGGTATAGTAATATTCATGGTAAATCCATGAGGAGCTGTTGAGTCTGTATCAGCAAATACGGGGTTTACGTTATTGAGACCAGTAAAAGTTGATAGAGTTGGGTCGATCAAATATGGATCTGGACACGCTATCGTTAGAAGAACTTCCGGTAAATTAGAAAATAAAGAAGCCTCAAACTTTGTGACATACCCGCTCAACCGAGCCTTTTCTGTCGTTGATAGCATAAAACGAAGCTGTACTTTCGACAAATATGAAGAACTAATAACCTTCAAAAGTGCGTCTCGAAGAGAAGAGTTTGATACGCCTGCGCCTTGCGGATTCAAACGTATCTTCAATACAATTTCACGTTCTTTAACGCCTTGATCATAGTATCTCAAAGAGGACCCATCAGATGAAGATCCAAAAAACTTTGGAGTAAACTCTCCCGCATCCAGACCCGCAGCGGCTTGGAGAATATAGGGCTGCGTAAGGTCTGGATTCTTTAGGGAGAATGTGGCTATCTGTGTCGTTGTTGAATACTCTTCTGTATAAAGATGGATTGCATCGATAATCATAAGATAGACAACTCCTCTTTTGCCATAGTAATTTGATTTCTTGTTTGCCGATAAACGTCACCAACCGACAATGCCGTAGGAGAATATACATTCTGTTCGAACTTAATCTCCGTAGTGGTTGGCGTTGTTGCTGTCGCTGCTGCATCGCTTTGAGCGGCTGTTGCCGCAACGAGATTAGTTGCCTGTTGCGTTGAAACATCTGCAGTGATTGGACTAGTCTTCAATAGGGTATTGAGT